AACATTGGAAAATCAAGCTGGGCGGAGTGGTACGAGTGGATTGAGGGTGTCAATGATGATCTGCCGGATCCGGAAAGCCTCACGGACTACTGGAACAACATGCCGCCGCTTGCCCCAGCTCTGATCGAAGGAGTGCTTAGGCAAGGGCATAAGATGCTGATGGCTGGACCATCCAAGGCTGGGAAATCATTTGCCTTAATCGAGCTCTCCATCGCAATTGCAGAAGGAACAAAATGGCTTGGTTGGCAATGCGCGCAGGGAAAGGTGCTATACGTCAATCTGGAACTGGACCGGGCCAGTTGTTTGCATCGTTTCCGGGACGTATACCAGGCGTTAAGATTAGAACCCCGAAACATCGACAAAATTGATATCTGGAACTTGCGGGGGAAATCCGTCCCGATGGACAAGCTGGCACCGAAACTGATCCGGCGTGCTGCGAAGAAGAATTACATTGCGGTCATCATCGACCCAATATATAAAGTCTTGACTGGAGACGAGAACAGTGCAGATCAGATGGCCCACTTCACGAACCAGTTTGACAAGATCGCTACGGAATTGGGAGCCAGCGTCATCTACTGTCACCATCACAGTAAAGGGGCACAGGGCGGAAAGAAATCGATGGACAGAGCCAGCGGTAGCGGTGTATTTGCCCGTGATCCAGACGCATTGATCGACCTTGTGGAGCTCGAAATCACTGAATCTTTACTAAAACAAGAGGAAAACAAGGCGATCTGCAGCGTTTATAAGGATCTGATCTCTAAATACAATTGGGACTATTTTGACGAGCATGTGTCACAGGATGACGTATTAAGCGCCAGGGCGATGGAAGAGCACGCCAAACGTGCAATACCCGACCGCCTCGCAGAAGCCCAGGAAGCCGTCAGAATGGCCGTCCAGAGCGTGCGTAAACGAACGGCTTGGAGGGTGGAAGGAACGCTGCGGGAATATGCTAAATTCGACCCGGTGAACATCTGGTTTCAGTATCCGATCCATAAAGTCGATGGCGTGGGAAGTCTCAAGGATCTGGAGCCAGAAGGGGAAACACCGGTATGGAAGAAGGCGACAAACCAACGGAAAGCATCAGCCGAAAAGGAACGGCGCAGCAAGGAACAGCAATTTGAAGACGCCATGTCTAACTGCAACTTTGGTGAACCTCCGACTGTGAAAGACCTTGTTGAGTGGTTCGGCAAGTCCGGAAAAGAGGTTTCCGAGCGCACGATCCGGAACTGGATCAAAGAATTCGGGTACCGGATCGACAAGAACAACGGTAACGTCGTCGTCAAAAACGATGAAGATTGAAATGAAAAAGACCATGATTGATGCTTCAATTTCCGAGCGGAAAAGACCATAAAATTATGTTTCCTTCCGGAAGGAAAACACCATAAATTTATGGTTCTTTCCGAGTAAGTCCCGGTGAAACCAAGGACTTATAGTAATTAATTATATTTATATCGCGATATAACGCGCGCGCGTAGTAATTAAGTTATTTGATATAAATTCATGTTTATGATGACTGATAAGTCAGGAAGAGGGTTTCCGCCGCCTACCTTACGGCGGAAACCCCCTCTGACATCACTGACTACCGCGCGAGAAAGGAAGAGGAGAATGGCAAAGGAAAAAGTTTACGCGAACAAATATTGGGAAGAAGAAAAGGGCGAAATAATAGATTTTGGTAATTCGTTTATGCGGTGCTATGACAAAGCCGGGAAGTTGCAGTTCGGTATAAAGTATCGCAATAAAGCTGGTGAGGAAATCTACCAGGTTAAATTCGTCCTTGATCGCAAGGAATTGTTTTCGAGTGATGAAGCTCCAAGTTATCTCCGACAGCTGGTCTACGATTGGGAAGAGATGATCGAAGGTGAGCGGGATGACGACTGAATTTTTCATGCCGATGAGAAAAGTGCCAACAGTCACACATCAACAGAAGCAGGTTACAGTGCAGAACGGCAAGCCAGTGTTTTACGAGCCGGCTGTCGTAAAGACGGCCAGATCGAAACTGATGGCACATCTCGGCAAGCATGTGCCGACCAGACCATATACCGGACCGGTCAGGCTGATCGTCAAGTGGTGCTACCCGATCAAAGGACCTCATGCAGATGGCGAATGGAAAACGACTAAGCCTGATGTGGATAATGCGCAGAAGCTGCTCCAGGACTGCATGACGGCACTTGGATACTGGAAGGACGATTCGCAGATCGTCAGCCTGATTGCTGAGAAGTTTTGGGCGAAGATTCCTGGCATCTATATCCGGATTGAGGAGTTGTAGACGATGGACTACAAAGCGTTTTTTGATGATGTACTGAAATGGATTGTACAAGCAAACCAAACTGCTGCAAAGTACGGGATGGATAGTGAGCACTTTTGGGATTGGGTAGCTGAATCGACGGCTGCTGTAGGTAAAAAATACAACGATAACAAGTTAGTCCTAAAAATAATGGTTACGCTGATCCGATGGCTTGAAGAAGTTTACGAGAATCATAGACAAGCAAAACTTGGAGCGTAGCTATGAGCGATGAGCTTGCACGGAAATAAGTGGATCGTACTTCAGGAAGAAGAGGCATATACCAAACAGCTTACTCTATCATCATCGATTTTTATTTTTAGAGAACTGGACGATACATGGACCGTATGGCGAGCCAACTGGATGCAAGATGAGACGAAGCCATATTCAGAGAAAACATTATTCTCTGGTACCTTTGAACAAGCCCTCAAGCGAGCAAATGAATATGTGGAGTGGCGTAATTCCTATAAGCGAAGATGAAAAGGAGGGGTCTAGTTGAAAGCAATCACTATACATCAGCCGTGGGCGAGTCTAATCGCTTATGGGCATAAGAAATTTGAAACGCGAAGTTGGAAAACAAACTATCGCGGTCCGATTGCGATTCATGCGAGCAAGAAAAGAGATATGGAGTTTATTTGGGAGTTGAAAAATAAATATCCTGAAATATGGCAGGCGATACCAGCATTCCCGACCGGTGCTATTGTGGCGGTGGCGGAACTGGCTGAATGTTGGAGAATGGTATATCATCCCGGACCTGACGTAGGTAGGGCAAAGCATATTCCGTTTGGCGCCGAAGCAGATGTTCCGAGAGATCACCCAAATTTTTCGCGTTACATCGTTCCAACTGAAACAGAAAAAATGTTCGGGGATTGGCGCACGGGCCGCTACGCCTGGGAACTAGCAAACGTGCGACTGTTACCAGATCCGATCCCTGCCAAGGGGCAACAGGGGCTGTGGAATTGGGGGGTGGATGAGGATGGCTGATTTTACGAAGATAGCAAAAAGCAGGCTTGGAGAGGTTCGGTTTCCGAAAGTAGATTCTCCACCAGGCGAAGTTGTCACCTATAGACTTTCGCCTGAGGAGTTAGAAGAAATAAGGCGGAAATATAAAACCGAACCGATTAAAAAGCCAATCGGATTACGCGTCGATTATGAAGATTATTGGCGTAGGAAAAAGGAGGAATCAAAAGTGGAAGTAAAACCAGCGTTGACGAAAGAGTACGTCGAGGGTCAGTTAGCAGTTGGTAAAAGTGCCTCGCAAGTCGAACGAGAATTAGGCTTAACTAGAAATTCAATTTACTATCACATGAAAAAATGGGGATTAAAGAGTCCGATCGGTAAAAAGAAGTCTGTTGAACCAGTTAAAGAGCAAGTAGAGACAATGGAAAAAAGAGCGGAACCTAAAATTGAATCTAAAAGTGAAGAAGTAAAAGCTGAGATCACGATAGATAACGTCAATCATCCTCCACATTACAACCAGGGGAGTATCGAAGTAATTGACTATATTCAGGATCAGCTTACTCCTGAACAATTCACCGGCTTCATTGTTGGGAATGTGATCAAATATGCGAGTCGAGCAAGGCATAAGGGCGGACTCGAAGATTTGAAAAAAGCCAGATGGTATCTTGATCGGTTGATTCAACAATCGGAATTGGCGAAAGTGGAATGATGACAACAGATGGAGGTGGACTGGATGAACGCAAAACAACTTGAGATAGTG